GTTGCGAACGAGAACATCATGTTGTATTGCCCCTCAGTGGCGGCGTGATACTCCATGTTGTCGTCCATATTCTCTGGGAAGATCTTTGCGTAGGATGCGAAACCTTCCATTGCGATGATTTTAGTGTTTGCCATTTGCAGTCTCCTTTAGACTAGTGCACCTGAGAGTAGTTGTCACCTATAGCATAGTCGATGCCAAGGCTAATATTAAGTTTCAACTTGTCGTTAAGGAGGTCACAGCACCTGTCGAGTAAGGCTGTGGTTTCCTCCGGATCTGGGGTTGCTATCACACATTCATCGTGGAACTGACCGATGACCCTTACGCCATTAGCTTTTGCCAGTGCCACAAACGTGTCGAAGCAATACACCCCAGTGCTCTGATTGGTTGTTGACCAGCGATCTTTTTGGTACCGCAGGCTATGCCAGAACCCGGATACATCGTTGTATATCCAGAGCTCACCATTTATGTCGCGAACCTTACGATTCTCAGCGACCTTCTGCACTGCCCAGTTACGCTTCCAGTAGGCCTCTAAGAGCTTCATGGATTCGTACTGGGATAGTCCAGTTGTGCGGGATAGCTTTAGTTTCCCAACACCGTAAATAGCACTATAGTTTACAGCCTTGTAAGACTTCCTGAGAGCCTTTATCTCAGAAAATAACTTGGCCTGCTCGTGCTCAGGGAGTGCCTTCATCTGATCAAGTGTTAGACCAGTGCCGAGTTTCGCCATCTTTCCTAATCCTCCATGCTACGTAGTGGGATAACTTATTCAACCCTTCTCTTGGTACCATTGGTAGAATTCATACTCCTCTTGGGTTAGTGCGCCTGCAAAGACAGAGAGTGACAAATGTGGATCAAAGCCAGCCTGTGACATTTCTGCAACATACTCTGGATCAAGTGGCTGCATGTAGTGACGCTTGGTAGTGTCCTCAAGTGACACCATATCACAGCCAACGAGATGCTCACCGGGAGGGGCTAAGAGGCACCCCCTGATGTCCTCACCGTAGGGCTTATCAACCCCAGGCAGGTTAACCAGGGGCTTTCTGTGCTTAAATCGGAAGGTGTTGGTAAGTCCAGCAATCTCCGCCTTAAGCCACCCGTCGGTGTGGCACTCTAGGAAGCCCTTCACAATGCCGAGTCGATGGTTGATTACGGTCAGACCGTCCAACAACCCAATCGCAGGTTCAACCTCTACAAGTTTTTTGACAGAGTCGCAAAGTTCTTCTCCATCTCTAACCTGAGGTATCTTGCGCTCACTACCATCATCTTCCCGCTCGTACTTAAACGTTTGCGGTTGCCACCCCAGATCAAACAGCCAAGCCTTAATCTGCTCAGAGCTGTTAGGGTTCCCATCCTCTTCACCGTTAGGTACGGTAATCTCAACGGATGTTGTCGGTGGCAGTTTCATTTCAAGTAGTAAGCCCATCCAGCGTTCGCCATGCGCGGAAAGTTCTCCGTCTTTCTTGTACATCACCTTTGGTGGCGAGGCCTTACGGAAAAGCTTTCTCTTTGGCATTGCTGCTACAAGAGCTACTTCTTTCTCCTCCTTCTCCTTTGTGAGCTTGTCGAACAGGGCCTGGGCTCGTGGCACATCCAGCCGCCAGCCGTACTTTTCCTGATCTGCTGCACACTGCATTTTGAAGGTGAGGTAATTTACAACCTTGCTGTAGTCTTCCCCGTACAAACGGGTGAGTTTTCTTTCCAACTCGCGCCACAGTTTTGTGTTGATCTTTACGTCCTCAGTACATCTGTGTGCGTACTCCTCGTAGGTTAGGCCCTCCCAGTCGTCGATCTTTGGCTTTGGTACACCATAGCGACTGCCATAGTCATCAAGGCCATGGCGCATGTGCTTGTGGTTTAGGTACCAGCTCAGGGGTAGTGTGTCGACAAGTTTGGCGTTTATGGTGATCCCAAGTAGCTTCTCAGCTACAACTACATCGTACCGGACGATATTGTGGCCGCACAGTGTGTCAGCCTCAGTGAGAACTTTACGCATCTCATCGTAGTCCCCGGTGGAGTGTATCGTATCGCCAAAGTCATCTGTCCAAGAAACCACATGAACCTTGGTTGCCTCTTCGATCAAGCCGTCCGCCTCAAGGTCAAAAATACGCATTATGCTCTCTCCGTCATAGTAGTTCTAGGCACTGTCCTCCGGCTTAGCGCGACCGGCAATAAGTAGCACAATGCTCATGATGAGTGGGGAAAAGATCAGGGCAAGAATTCCCCAAACCCAAAAGTCTCTGTTCCATGCGCGGGCCCAAGACCCAATCAGGCACGAGAACAACACAAGAAAAATTAATACTGTGGCGTCCATGTTACACCTCTTTCATAGTAAATGTTTCGGGGTTAAACAACATGTGACCGGCGTTGCCCTCCTCACTGGTTGGGCGGTTCTTTTCAATAACCAGTCTTGTTGTGTTTCTGTCGACATAATCCTCCGCGTCTTTATCCCTCTCCAACCTAACAATCAGAGACGCACGCTGACCTAGCATGCGACAGTACTTGATCTGACCGTCATCGTTTGTATGGGCGATGGATATGATGCCAACGTTTAAGTCAGCAGCAAGCCTCGAAAGACTGACTGCAAGTGCTGAAAGGGCGCTCTCTTTGCTCTCCTCAGAGCTAGTGTTGATCACGTCCTGTACAGGTTCAAACATAACAAACTTACAACCATACGCCTCCTTCATCATGCGGATCTGTCCGAGGAGTTCCTCTGCACCCTGTTCCTCCTTTAGAAAGAACTGGTAGTAGTTCTCTGTGTCTGCAATCTTTTTGATCGACTTCAACACATCATCGTGCCTGCCCTTATCCTCGATAAGATCCTTGCGGGTTACGTTGTCCTGCAGGTCGTACGATACCAAGCCAAGTAGAGAGCGTAGCTTAGTCTCTTCGAGGTGCCATGTTGCAAACGGTACGTCACGCTGAATGAAGTTCCACTCCAAGTACCGCATAAGCTCTGTCTTACCGATGCCTGTAGGAGCCTTAAACAGTGTGAAGTGACCCTGCATCAGGCCCAGTGCCTTGTCATCGAAGGCGTGGATACCTGTTGGCACATACGAGTGGTTTGGCGTATCAGTGTACAGCTTTGTCAGTGACTCCACCGTGTGGAAGATGTTGTCAGGCTCCCACTTACGGGCATTCCACCAAGCAGACTTAAACTCCTGTGCCTTGCCACTCTGCAAGAAGTCATTGGCGTCCTTGAAGTCCCCGTGGTCTACCCTGTACACCTTGTTCGGGAACATGTTGTTGATCTTCTCCGCGACACTGTTGCCAGCATCATCATTGTCGATCGACAGGACAATCTTATCAAAGCCATTCAGCCACTGTCGTGTCTTTTCCCACAGAGCCTTGGAGGGGGTCGCTGAGGGCAGGGAAACAACAGGGGTAGGGTAACCATCGCGCTGGATGATTTGCCACACTGACAGGGCGTCTAGTTCGCCCTCTGTAATGGTTACTGTCTTGGCGCAACCGCTAGGGAAAAGCTGCTGCCCGAAGAACTCATCAGTCTTAAGGCCACGAGCTACAAAACGCTTCTGTCTAAGGTCGCGGATCTTAGCACCACCACTAGGGTAGACGTACTCGTGCTGGATTGGGCGACCGTCAGAGTCAAGCACCGTGTACACGTTGTAGTGCTGCATGGCCTTGGAGTTGATCCCGCGGGTAGCTACAAAATTCTTAGTGGTGTTCGATACTGGTGCGTCGTTCTCAAAGCTGTCCTTAAGGGGGTACATCTCCAAAAACTTAGCGTCATACTTAACACCAGATTTCGGGTAAGCGTTGTCACACTTGAAGCATTTCCCGGTCATCTTCTCGGTGTTGTATGAGAAGGATCCATACTTATTACAGTCCGGATGCGGACACTGCTTGTGGCTAAGTTCCGCCATATTGCTCTCCTTCCTTAAGGATAACCTTAAGTAATAACTACCGTTTTTATCCACTACCAGTACTAGTAGTGATATTTTACGGTAGTTTAAACTTAAGTATCTTATGAATATATATAACGAGAAGTGCGATATTTAACAACCGCCACCCGCAAGTTTTTTAGGTTTTCGGTGTTATATTCTCGATGTGTTGCCGCAAAGACACAATCGCTCGGTCATGTGTGCGGGAAACTGCCTGTTGGCTTACCCCCAAACGCTTGGCTAGTGTCTGTTGTGTGTGGCCTACACGGTAGATCTGATCAATCACAAACTTCTGTCGCTTGGTCAGTTGCTCCACTGCCCCGCTTAGTATCAGCCTTTTATCAGACTCAGACACACCACTATTGACTGATGCGTTGTCAACTTCCCACATGGCCTGCACTGAGATATTCATCATACCATTGCGCTCGGGGTTTAGGTAGTTCTTGAGGTAGCCGATGGCATATGGCTTGGCGATGGATGCAAATGAGTTGCCCTTCTCAGGGTCAAACTTCCCAGCGGCTTCTACAAGGCCCAGGGTAGCAACAGACAGCAACTCATCCCAGTCTAGCCCCTTGCTGTAGACACTAGATGCAACACCGTAGGCGATAGGTAGGTAGTCCTCTACGAGTGTGGTTGGCCGACGCTTTCCCACATACCCACCCTTATCCTTGAGGGCAGCCTTACCTACAGTGATCTCCTTAGGTAGGTTTGGTCGCTCATTCATAAGTGTGACCTTGATAAACTTGGAATCGGTTGCCAACTCCTCTGGGTCTACCGTGACCCTGCCGTACACTTCGTGGAAAGTTTCCATTAAAATCCCTCCGGGTTGTCAAAGTAGTCTTCGATGTTTGGCATAGTACGCTGGGCCTGAATCTCATCAAACAGGCTCGTGCCAGCACCGGGTGGGCTGTCGATGGTCCGCTCCATGTCAGCCATACCGTGGCGGAATGCCTTGGCTTCGTCCGACAGCGTGCGTCGACCCGCCTCGATAACCTTAATCTCCCCACCATTTAACAAGTATTCATCTACGAGATCCTTATAGACAGACTCAATACCACTTACGCATACAATGGGGTTCGGGTATTCTTTAGAATTCATATAGTAGTAGTTCATGTTAGCATCTCCGCCTATCAGTTGTTTTATGGTAGTGGGCCGTTGTTCTCACCGTAGAAACCATACTCATCGAATGGTTTAGATTCCTCTACATTTTCTTCCTCATCCCCCTCTGGGATCTGTGATATGATCCAAGCATATACATCAGCAATGTCTACCTTAGCTGCAGCACAGTGAAGGACAAGCTTCATACCCTCTTCGACAAGCATAGCCTGCGCTTTATCATCCATGTGTAGTTGGTAGGTAGCACTGCCATCTTCATGCTCTTGGACACTTTCTACTCCGATAACTCCCGGTCTGTCACTAATCGTTTTCATATCAAGTCATCCTCTACATCAGCCTTAGCTAGTTTATGCATAGCCCTTGCAGTTCTCCAACCATTGAACTCATCAGTAGTCATAAAGTCCTGCAGCACACGTTCAATAGCCCACAGTAAGTCTTCATCACGATCACCAAGACAGCACACGTCATAGTAATTAAGCAGTGTTACAACAACGATCTCTTCCTCGAAGTCATCACGAAAGTTCTGCACCATCTGGCTAAACCTGTCTATCAGCTGGCCATCACGACGTAGGTATACGTTACAGTCACCCATACTACAATCCTCCTATCTCTTTGATCATTGGGATAGCATCCGTAAGAAGTGTTAGCATAACAGCAGTAGCAATGATACCGAATGCTGCCCATGCTCTGGCCTTACTTGCACTGGTTAGTTGTAGCCCTATCACCTCATTACCTAAGATGCGTAGGCTGATCTGAAACTCATCAGGTTGCTCACTCATCACTTCTCTCCTAAAGAAAACTCAACATTCTGTACAGCTTTATGGGCGTCTGGTCCTTTGATAAAACATGAAAATACAAATTCTTCACCCTCGTCTTGGGTTAGGTGCGCATGACTATCTGGCGTGATTTTCAAGCCTCCCTCGCCAAAATCTAACAAAAATCCACCCTGCATGTTCCCTCGAAATGTTTTCCAAATACGATACCCTCCGTTACCGGCAGCCTCCCAGCCATGGTCAATTACCTCAGCGCCAGCCTGATCTGGTATTGCCGCCAGTGCAGTGCTTGCAAATGCAGCGGAACCAGCCGCAGCGCCAAGTGTTTTTAGAAACTCACGTCTGTTCATATTTTTCTCCTTTCAGTTCTGCGAGGGTGGTGCCTTGGACTGCATTCACCCAATCACCTTCAACCCATTTTTGGATGGCCCAGATGGTATCCCAGTAGTCGTCTATCTCGTCTAAGAGCACAGCTAAGAACTCGTCCGTTGAGCAAGGGCGACCATCTTTTGGTTCAAGTTCCGCCAGCTTGGCCTCTAGTTCTTCGATGCGACTAA